GGACTGCAAGGACGCCGGCTGCGCCGTACTGGCTGTGGGCGAAAGTGCCGACTTTGCCGTCTTGGACAAAAACATTCTCAAGGACCCTACCGCCTCGGTGGAAGCCGTGTACCTGAAAGGCCGCGACACCAGCAAAAGCCGCTTTCCGTTTTTTCATATCTGATATATAAGAGGTATCATAAAAAAGCCTCCCTTGTAAAGGGAGGTGGGTTTGCCTCCGGCAAACTCGGAGGGATTTTTATTGAGATATAATCATAATAAAGCCCTTGTGCCGAACGCCAAAGACTTGCGCAAGAATATGACAAAAGAAGAGCGCCGCCTTTGGTACGATTATTTACGAAAACAAGGAGTGCGCTTTGTTCGCCAAAAAATCATCGGCAAATATATTGTGGATTTTTATTGCGCAAAGGCAAAATTAGTCATAGAATTGGACGGCTCCCAGCACTATGAAGCCGATAAAGCCGCCCAAGACGCAGCAAGAACAAAATATTTAGAAAACTGCGGACTTACTGTGATCCGCATGCCAAACAATGAGGTTCTGTCCAATTTTGACGGCGTTTGCACATATTTGGACTATGTGGTTCAAAAATCCCTCAGTCAAGCCTAACGGCTTGCCAGCTCCCTTTACAAGGGAGCCTTATTTTTTGCCGTTTTTTGAGGAAGTTTGCACGGGAGCCTTATTTTTTTGTCTTTTTACCGCTTTTACTTATTATTTCCCCTGCTTTTTCTTCTTATAGTGTATCAGCAGCACCACGGCCGCAAACACAGCGGCAGCGCCGAAAACTGCGCCAAAAGCAATGCCCGCAGTAGCCGGAGGCAGATATAACTTACCACCGTCCGACAAAGTGGGGGTCGCCTTTTCCGGCAATTTATACAAATCCGCACCGCTGTTTTTGCCATAGGCCACCTGCACCACGCTCACCTGGTACTTGCTCAACTCCACCTGGAGGTCCGTGCCGGGGGTCAGCTCCGTTTGGGTGGGCGCAGTGGTATTGCTGTCCAGTTCATTGCAGGCGGACTTAAATTTGCCTTGCAGACTTTGGACGGAAACCGCATTCGGTTTGTAGCCGTCCAACTGCACATTCACCGTCCGATCCTTGCCGGAGGTATTCACCAGCTTAATATACAGCACCTGGTTCTCCGGGTCGCAGGTAACGGACTGGTACACCCCATCCTGTACGGTACTGCCGCCGTCAAAAGTGGCGTGCACATACTGCGTACCCACATTGTTGGCAAAAAGCATTTGCACATAATAGGAGGGGGTGAGCACCGTTTGGCGGCTGTCAAACCAAATGAGATTCACATTCCAGCTTTGGGCATTGACCTTGGCAAAGGTGGGGGCGTAGGATGCCATATCCACCACATCGCCGTTGCGTTCCAAGCCGGTCAGGTAGCTGGCTTCTTCCACCGCTTCCCAAATGTTGCTCTTGGTCTCTATGGTGCCGATCCCGGCAGAGGTGGCGGCGTACTCGCCCACAAACACATGGGCACCGGAGCGGTCAAAGCTGTCGTAGCGATCGTTGTGGTCAAACAGGTAGCCGTCATAGGTATAATAATGCTCGTCCACCACCGTGTCCTTAAATTCCCGGTCAATCCACGCCATATTGCCGTCGTAAGCATCCCCCTCCAGGTAAGTACCGGCAGAGGAGATCACCGTGATCTGTGGGTATTTCTCTTTTACCGCCTTGTAAAGCGCCTTGAAATTGCGTTCATACACGGCGCCCCAGTTCTCATTTCCCAGACCGATATATTGCAGATTAAAGGGCTTGGCGTGGCCGTTGGCCGCCCGCAGCGCGCCCCAGTAGCTGGTGGTGGCGTCGCCGTTGGCGTACTCAATCAAATCCAGTACATCCTGCACATAATTGTCCCACGCATCCGTGCCCGGGCGCAGAGCGATGGTGTCCAAATACGCCTCCCAGTCGGCGGCGCTGTTGATGTTCAGCTTTTTGATTTTGTCCGTATATTCCGTGCGGGCGTCGGTATCCTTTTCGTCCAGGCCCACCTTTTCCGTCAAATACGCCTCCCACTGCGCGTCGGTCATGCTCAGCTTGGCATACGCTGCCGCGTGGTCATCATAGGCCGCCCGCGGCTGGCAGCTGAGCCCCACATTCACAATGGGCAGTGCCAGCGCGTTCAGATCCGCACATAGCTGAAAATACTCGTGGTAACCCATGGCGTTGGTGTTGTTATAGTCCCGGCCGTTGTCGTCCTTCCACAGGTTCTCACTTTGCTTGCGCTCCTCCAAGGGGCCGATGGTATCCTTCCAATTGTACAGCTGATCCAGGCTGCCGCCCTCTGCCAGGCACCCGCCGGGAAAGCGGATAAACCGCGGGTGCAGATTTTGCAGCGCTGCAAACAGGTCGCTGCGCAGGGTGGTATATTTCCAGCTGTCGCTGCCGTAACCGTAGCTGCCCTGGGGCACCAGGGTGACGAAATCCAGGTATAAAGTCCCCTCACCCTCCAGCTGAAATACCAAGGCGCCGTCCTTGCTGGCACTGGCGGTCAGCGGTACGGTCAGCTTGTTCCAGGCGCCGCCGGTTTTGCTCAAGTCCAGCTGCACCGCCGTCTGCTTGCCGTCGCCGCAGTCCAAATACACCTGCGCGGTGCCGGTAAAGCCGCCGGAGCGCACATAGCAGCTGAAATCATACACCTGGTCCGCCACAAAGCCCATATCCGCCGTGTTGGCTTTCTTTTTATCATATTTATCCGTCTTGTATTTATAAATCTCCGTAAAGCCCAGGTTCGTCAGGCTGCCCTTGCCGTCCACCGTCACCTTGGCGTAAGTGGGATTGTTCTTATTTAGGGGCAGGTTGCCCTCGGTGGTCAGCTCCAACCCATCCGCCACCCAGCCGGTGGTAGGCGCAGAGGCGTACTCAAAGCTGTCGTTATTCACCAAATTGGACACCAAGCCCCCGTCGCAGGCGTAGCTGATGTCCTCGATAAACGCACCGTACAAATGATCCGAGATGGCGGTTTGCTTGGCGTCTGCCGCCACACGCAGCACTGCCTTATCCGCTGCCTGCACCGGCAAGGCAGCGCCCAAAGTCAGTGCACCAGCCAGCAGTGCGCAAAAAATCCGTTTCATATATAGAACCCCCTCTATTTTATACCTTTATTATAACATACCGCCCTGCCCCGGCGCAACTAAAAAAGGCCGTGCCTGCACGCAGTGTGCAATATTTTTTGTTATAATTTTATCGAACTTTTTAATGTACTTTGTCAGTATAGAACATATTAAGATTTTGTCTATTTTTCAAGCCGGTTGACAGCGCCGAACCCTTGCCGTATAATAAGTCTATTAAAAAGGTAGGTATTCGCTATGGAACAGGCATTTTCCAGAACAGAATTACTCTTGGGCAGCAGCGCTCTGGAGCTGCTGGCCGCCTCGCGGGTGGCGGTATTCGGCATTGGCGGCGTAGGTGGCTATGTGTGCGAGGCTTTGGCCCGTACCGGCGTGGGGCACCTGGATCTGATCGACAGCGACACAGTGGCCGTGTCCAACATCAACCGCCAGATCATCGCCACCACCAAAACCGTGGGGCAGTACAAGACGGACGCCATGGAGGCTCGAATCTTAGACATCAATCCGGCGGCCAAGATCACCAAGCACAACTGTTTCTTTTTGCCGGAAACGGCGGCGAATTTTCCCTTTAACCAATACGATTATGTGGTGGACGCAGTAGACACCTTGAGCGCCAAGCTGGCGCTGGTGACCCATTGCCACGCCGCCGGCGTGCCCATCATCTGCGCCATGGGCGCCGGGAATAAGCTGGACCCCACCGGCTTTCAGGTGGCGGACCTGGCTAAAACGAAAATGGATCCGCTGGCCCGGGTCATGCGCCGGGAACTGAAAAAGCGGGGCATTCACCACCTAAAGGTGGTCTACTCCGAAGAACCGCCTATTCCCACCGCCGGTGCCGGACAGGAGGATCCGGATCACCCCGGCCGCCGCAGCACGCCCGGCAGTGTGGCCTTTGTGCCCTCCGTGATGGGCCTGATCCTAGCCGGCGAAGTAATCAAGGATCTGATTAAAGCGGAAAAATAAGCAAGCAAAAAGCCAACCGAGCAAGACGCCCGATTGGCTTTTTTCTATTTTGGCAACACGCCATTTATGCAGAGATTGTCGGTCACTGGCACCGGCAGTCAACAAAGAACTTCACTTTCACTACTCACAGGGTCATTTTTGGTACAGTGAAACGACCCGGAACAGATTTTCATTGCACTTTACTGCAAAGCGTGGTACAGTAGGCTTGTAAGGCGGGTGGCCGTCTTGCATGTATGCTTATCATTATACATTTTGTACTCCTATTTTCATTTTTTTACTTCCTTGTGTTATTTTCCTTTCTGCGGCTCGGGCAGCCACCTACCCGGGCAGCCCACACCCATGGCGGGTTGCCGCCCGCCATCTACTTTTTTATCTTAGAAGCGCAGAGCTTCTAAAATGCTGATTGCGTCGTCCGGTGTTTTGCATTTCTTCAAGGCACCGGACACAAATTCAATCTACCTAACCCACAGGCCTGACCGTGCAGATCAAAACTGCCCGGCTTTTTTTATACCTCGCATGACCAAGTACTGCAATAAGTACTGCAACGCCAAAAGTTTTTTATTTTCTCTCATTTTTTGTAAAAGCGAAAATTTGGCTTATCCAAGCCAAAAATGGGAACATGAAGAAATAAAGGACGGCTAAAAAAGCCGTCCTTTTAGGTCGAGGTGACAAGAATATAGGCGTAAAATTTGGCTTAGCAGCGGGCTTTTTGCCATTCTGTACTGCAACAGTACTGCAACGCAGATCACACGACGCTCAACTGCTGCATATAGGCGTCTGCTGCCTCTGTGTACTTGTTCTCATAATCGGAGAACACATCGCAGTAGGTGTTTAGTGTGGTCTCAATATTGGCGTGACCGAGGCGCTTCTGGAGCACCTTAACAGGCATACCGCTCTCAATGCAGCGAGTGGCGTATGTATGCCGCAGGCTGTGGAGGGACACAACACCAGGCACGGCAGGATCCAGCACATTATATTTTTTCAAAATTCGTTGAAATTGCAAATTCACTTGGCTGGTGGTCAGCACCTTGTGCCCTTTGAAGTCGTAGAACAGCAGATCAAAGCGGTTGGGCTGCCACTGTTCCATATATTCGGATAAAATACGGTATGGGGCGTCCGTCAGGCTCAAGAGCCGCTGCCCGGCGTAGGTCTTAGTCTTGGTGCCTATGACGGCGTGGTCCGTCTGGTCCTTGGTCACCGTGCGCCGCACATTCACGGTGCGAAAAGTCAGGTTGACATCGTGCACATCTAAGGCGTTGATCTCGCCCATACGCATACCGGTGCACAACATTAACATCATCTGCTCCCAATATCGGCAGCCGCGTTCTTGGTCATTCATGACCTGCACAAACCTGGTCTGCTCCTCTACGGTCAACGCACGCACCTTGCGGGTGGCCTTGTTGCTCTTTGGCTTTTTCATGCCACGCATAGGATCCTTGCGGATCAGGTCATTGTCAAGGGCTGTGCGAAAGCAGCGGGCCAGCAGGGCATAGTCCTTGGCGATCACTGAATTGGAACAGCTGGTGATCTCTATTAGGTATTGGGTCACTTGCGGTGGCCGCACGGATTGCAGCGGGCGGTCGCCCATGGAGCTGGCGGCGATCCGCTTACAGCTGGCCAGCTTGCGCAGGTAGGTGTTGTCCCCTATTTGGTTCAGCGCCCGGTCCGTCTCGACAAGCGATAAGATATACTGGGCAACGGTGATCTTGTCCGGCTCAATTACAGAGCCGGTGGCAAGTTCATTTTTCAGCGCGTCCAGCTTTGCCCGCACATCTGCCTGCCGTTTACCGTATATCGTCTTTCTTTTCGGCTTGCCGTTGGCGTCAACGCCTATAGTCAGCTGGGCAGCCCATAAGCCCTTGCTTTCCATCTTATAGATGGTTCCGTCGCCGTTTCCTCTTTTTCTTGGCATTGTACACACTTCTCCTTTGCATATAGCAGCGGGCAACCCTAAAAAAGGGCGCAAAAATGCCCTGCTTGATTTTTTAGCAGGGCTGTGATACAATAACCAGTGTTGGGTGGGTATTGTATTACACAATCCTGCTTATCGGCTCTATCCTGTTGGCGCAGGGTAGGGCTTTTTTTATTTTGTTGTGACTTACTCCAACTTCCCGGCCAATGCCTGGAATTGATGAAGATAGGTGCCTTTGATGTCCTCAAAGATCTTGGTGGCCTCTGCGTCATCGTACAGGTGCGTGGTCAGGTTGCGGGCGTTCAGGATCTCCACCCACACCAGGTCGTTATCCACAAGACCGTCAGCAAAGGCCTGGCGCATAACCGGCTTGGGGCTGTTCACTTCCGTATAGCCCTGCTCCAGCAGATACTCACGGCAGGTTTTCCACGCCAGCTCGGTGCAGAATTCAAAGCGCTGGATCACGCCGTCACGCACGGTGGAATTGGGCAGCTTGTCATAGTCGGCAATGGCCTCCTCCAGGCGCTGCACTGCGTCTTTGAATTTGTCCCGCTTCTCTTCATATTTGCTCATTAAAGATACACCGTCCTTTTCTATGTTCTCCAGTAGCTTGGGGTCCGTGTCTTTGCGGACAAAAACCAGGTCAAAGTCCAGCAGGGTAGGCAGATCTTCAATGGCCTGGGCAAACAGCGCCTGCTGTGCCCGGTCCTCTATGCCGTACACCGCCAGGTCAATATCGCTGCGCTGCCGGTTGTCACCCCGCGCCCGGGAGCCGTAAAGCACCACCTTAGCCGCACCGTACTGCCGGCCGATTTTTGCAATTTGTCTGTATAATTCTTTCATACTCTTTTTCATTTATGTGTGACCATTTTGCCAGCCTTGGCAGAATGGTCGTGTTTTACTGCTCGCTTTCAAGAAGCCTTACTGTCTGACGATATTCCTCCGCTTTGGCAACGGCAGTAAAAGTGACCGTTGCATTGTGGTTTTCTTTTACCACCTTTTCGATTTCCGAAAGCGAAACGCGGAAGAACTCCTTTCGGCTGTTTACCAGATTTATACGCCGATTATCAAACTGCCGGTGTAAAGCCGTCTCCAACGCCGGCGCGTCCTCGGAGAAAATCATAGCGTGAACATCAAATTCAAACGGTACGGAAGCGCTGCTGAGTTCTTTTATGCGGTCCATAGGCTCTAACCGTCGTGTCATTCCAATTTTATATACATTCTCTCCAAAAGAGCCGATATTGGATATTACATAGACGAAGCCAGCGCGCGTATTCTGCTCCCGATCGAGTACATTTTTCTGTCCTGCTCTAACAGGCCGAGTTTCGCCTCCAACTCTTTAATCTTGTCTACATAAAGCTGCTTTTCAATATCATCCGCTTTATGTAGATAAGTCATGAGTTTCTGAATTTCATTTTTGAACTGCCGTTCTTCCTTATCGAGCTTTGCTTTTTCGCGTTCAATTTCGCGGCGCACTTTTTCTTCTTCGAGCATTTGCTCTCGGATCGCGCGTTGTTCTTCCTTTTCGCGCTCCGCCATCACCTGATTGCCGTACATACAGTTGAGCTGTTCCAGCTTAATCTCCAGCAGCGGGCGGTTGAGTTCCACTCCGTCCGGTGCGAAAATCCTGTTGAGCATTTCAAAGGACTTGATGATTTTAGAACGCGCACTGTCAATGTTCCGCGTGGTAACATTCTTGATAATAGCCGCCGCTTCCGAATTAAAGCAACGCAGGATCTGTTTCACATTTGCATTTATAACAGACTTTGGCGCGTCGGAATGTACAGAGACAGCATTGTTTGAGGATACACATTCTTTTTCATTAAGTTGTGCAAGAGCAAATTTGTCTTTATATTCGGCGGACGATATATCATAGTCTACCGGGACGGAAGAAGAAACAGCAACCACTTCTCGTTGTGCCGCTTCAATTTCAGCTTTAAGATCGTGGATTTCAATATTTAATTGCGCAATACATTTCCGTTTCTGCTGCAGTTCGTGCTCAACAGCTTGAACCTTTTGAGCACAACTGTCCTCTGTTCCTTTTCGCATTTTTTCAGCAGCCGCTTTGGCGTCCTGCACGCGCTGATCTGCATTGGCATTCGTAAACGCAGCGTATTCGTCGGCATTTTTGATTATATTTAGTTTTGAAAATGACTTCTGCAAAATATAATAGTACAGCACGAGAAACGCTACATCAGCCAAAGCAAACAGCGGTACTCCTACTGTAGCCAAGATAGAAATTGCAATAATAAACGGATATGCATACAAAAGGATTTTATATTCTTTTTTCATTTCTTTTTTCTCCTATTAAGATGTTACATCTATAATCACGGCGTGCCGTGGATTATGCAATCCCACATTCAAAGTAGAATTCCAACGCCTTATGGATGAATTCTTCCGTCACATTGAAATACTCGGCCAACTCGTAAGGCTCCAGCCCTTGGCGCAGCTGCGCCTCCAGCTCGGCCTTGGGGATCAACTTCTTCACCGCCCACTTATCTGCCCGGCGTTCGTGCTTACCGCGCCGGTCAAGCGGGGCATATAGGTTGTAGAATGACCCGGTTATGCAGTGCCCGGCTTCGTGGGCCAGGCGGCAGCGGGCTTCTGCGGTGCTTTCCAGGCTCTGCTCGTCAAGTGCTATGTAATAATCATCGCCGATATTGGCAGACGCAGACTTGGCAGCAGGCATACTGCCCAGATACACCTCAATATTATTGCGCTCGATCTCATCGAACAGGGACTCAGTTGTTGTCATTCTCTCTCTTTCTCTTATCCTTTATAAATGCCACAAATCCTTTAACTTCCTGCCACATCTCGTCGGTAACCTCTCCGTCACCACCAAATAGTGCCACTTTGGCGATTTCCTCCGGACTTTGTTGGTCCGGGGGATTTTTTATGTCCGTTTTCCCCAAAAGGTAGTCAGTAGAGACACCAAAGTAGTCAGCGATCTTTTTTAAGCTGGAAGCAGATGGCACAGCCCCTTTGTTTTTCCAGTCGCTGACAGAGGCACGGGATATACCAACTGAAACGGCAACACCAGTCGCCGAAGAACCAGCTTCCACACAAAGCTGTTGGTATCTATCGTAAAAAGTCATAGTTTTACACCTCTGTTTTTGTGCAAAATTTACAAAAGTTCATAAAACCTAACTTTTAGTGTTGACAAATTCATTCCGCCGAATTATAATTGCACTTGTAGTTAGGTTTACCGAACACGAAACAAGCCGGACTATGAGAGCGCTACCTCTTGTCAGTCCAATGTGCTGTTGATTTGCACATTCATAATAGCACAACAGTTCGGAAAATACAACTACAAATTCAAAAAATGTTCGTTTTTTAGAACGAAACGGCAGAAAGGAGTAAAAAAATGGACAGTTGGATTGCGGAAGCAGTCGGCACAATGCACATCAACAAAATAACCCAAAAAGCCGTGGCAAGCAAAATGGGATGTACAACTGACTATATCTCGATGATTTTAACCGGCAAGCGCAAACCGCCCCAGGCAAAAGAGCGGATCCTCGGCGCAATCAACGAGATCATCGCCGAGCGCAACAACTAAATATACGGCCAGCCTTTTGGGCGGCGGCAGAACTAAGCAGGCAGCGGGACCTTTTTTCATTTCTTCTCTTTCTTCTTTTCTTTTTTGTCAAATTACCCCCTATGTCCCTGCTTCCGGTGCCCGCCCCACCCAACATCACATTTATCGCAATCGGCACTTTTGCCGTGCAGCGGGCAGCTTGCGGCTCTGCCGCTTGCCCAAAGGGCTGGCCTAATCAAGAAAGGAGAATAGCAATGAAAGTACCCATCAATAAGGACAACCCCTTGGCAATGGACGATTTCGACGCCGCCGTGCAGCAGCGTATGGAGCGCCTGCAGAGCTATATTGACTTGATCCGCACCGCCGAAGCTGTAGAGGAAGAGGTCAAGGTCAAGGGTACAAAACTGTATCTTGGTCCGGAAGATGTGGCGGCATACCTGAACTGTAGCATACCAACGGCGCGGCAGTATATGCACCGCCCGGGCTTCCCTCTCATTCAGTTGGGTGAGAACGGCACCAAGCTGGCTGTGTTCGCCCCGGCGTTCCACGCCTATAATGCAGGCAAATATTGATTTTGCAGTCAACTGCAAAGAAAGGACAAACCAATGACGAAACGAGAAAAGGCCGGCGTGGTCCTGGTGATTACCGGCTTCCTGCTGGTGATGTTGGGCTGCTGCTTGGTGGCGGACAACCTCTATTGGTGGGTGTCTGTGGCGATCAGCGGAACCGGCTGCGCATTGATCGCCCTGGCGGTGTTCGTGCTGCCAAAGGACGAGGACGAGCCGCAGCAGGATAAACGGCTGGTGATCGAAGACGAAACCCACAAGGTGGTGCTGGTAGCGCCGCTGACAGACTTTGAATTGGCGTATCTGCACGCAATTCAACTGGGAAAGGATGATGAAAATGGACGATTACATTGATTTGGTGATTGCTAAGCTGGATGAGGACCATATTGTTATGCGGGCGCCGTGGAATACCGTAAGAGCCGGTGATACCGTGTATGTGCAAGGTGACGGCAACTACGAGGCGCTGGAAGTAATTGCAGAGCAAAAAACCAAGGCTCTGATGGAACTGCCGAAAGTGACCGCCATTATGCTGCCGCTGGAGTATGACGACGAACAAAGCGGGCAAAAAGAAAAAGCCGACTGAGCGACCAGTCGACTTGAACACAGGCGGCGAAAAGAAAGGAAAACGCCTGCGCTTATTACATTATATATAAGGACCGCAGAGAAGTCAAGGACAAGCCGTGCGGTAAGGGCGAAAAAAGGGGTCTGTGCTCCTTTTTTGCTCCTTGTTCAAAGTATTATTTTTAGGCACAAAACGCCAACGGCAGAAATATATATCGCTTGGCATTCTTCAGCGGGTTAGGCGCAGGCAGGAGACCGGCGGCAACAGGGTGTGTACCCGCGCCGCATAATGAGGAGCTGTGCTCTGTGGGAATGTGGAACACGCCGGTGAACCGGTGGGAAACTTGCTTTTCCATCCGGGAGCCGATCAGCGTTTTTCAGCATTTCCATAGAGTGCCGGTCCGTCCAGAAAGGAGCAAACCAAATGCCATGGGTGCAAAAGACCACCCACGCAGGTAAATGTATCTACATTCAGCGGCATTACTCCTCCCGCTACGGCAGCAAGAATAAATGTACCAGGGGTAGCAATTACGGAAAGACCAGCGAGGCGCAGGCGGCGGTCAACAATCGTCAGGCATGCCTACAGCAAGAGATGATCTTCAACGCCAATTTCGGACCAGGTGATCTGACAGCCACATTCACATTCCGCAAGGCAGACAGACCAAAGGACCTGCAAGAGATCAAGAAACTGTGGGCCGCCTATATGGCCAAACTACGATATGCCTACAAAAAGGCCGGCGTAGACTTCAAGTGGATGAGAGCCATTGAGACCCCGGACAAGAACCCACATATCCACATGGCGTTGTCAGGTATTGACTTGACCAAGCTGCCCAGGTGGCCATACGGTCGGGTGGAATTCGTGCCAATAGATGATCGAGACCACCACACCTACGGCGGGTACCTACGCGAGGAGACCCACATCAAACAAGGGCACGAGGGCAAGTACACAACGGCCAAGTCCAGAGTGTGTTTTAGCCGTAGCCGTAACCTGGTGGTACCGGAACCGGAATACCAGGTCATCTATAGCGACCATTGGGCAGACGAACCAAGAGCACCCAAGGGATACTATGTGGTCAAGGACACGCTGAACAACTGGGAGGACGAAGTCACCGGTTTTAAGTATCAATCCTATGTGCTCTGCCCTATTCGGGCCAAGAACCATAGGTACCTGTGTTAGGAGGACAAAGTGACATACATACAGCAATGGGAACAAATGCGGGACAAGGTGCGCAACCTGGAACAGGAACGCCAAACCCAGCTGATCTTGGCACCGCACAATGCCTACGGCTTTAAGCTGAACATCAATCACCCGCTGATCCGGCCTAAGTGGGACGCCTTTAAGAGCGCCAAAGGCCTGGGCCAATACGGTATGACCGATGATCTGCGCCGAGAGTTTGAGGACACGGTGCTTGCCAGCAAATATATGCAGAAGTGCCTGGAGCAGGAGCAACAGCGCATTGGTGCCGTGGAACACCAGTTCATCCGTATGGCATACGCACCGGCGGAGCAGGCAGCGGGCTGATGGGTACCCAAGAACACTGGACTGCTGCCCAGTACCAGGAGTATCTCCGGCAGCGGGCAAAAGGCGGGAACAAATACCATGCAGTCAAAGCCCAAGCGGACGGCCGCATATACGACAGCCAAAGCGAGTGCAAGCGGGCAAAGGAGCTGCAACTGCTGGAACGGCACGGACTGGTGCGCAACCTGCGGGAGCAGGTACCTTATGAGTTGATCCCGGCAGGGGTCGGCGAATACCGAAAAGAGCGCCCGGTGATTTATAAGGCGGACTTTGTATATGAGGTCTGCCAGCCGAACGGCACCTGGAAGCAGGTGGTAGAGGACACCAAGGGCGCCAAAACAAAGGAATATATCATCAAACGAAAACTTATGCTGTTTATACACGGCATAAGCGTAAAGGAGACAGACAGATGAACTTTAAGAAAATGTTATCCATTTGCAAGCGAAGCAAGACCTATTTTCTATATGACCTACCCGACGGCGAGCAAATGCTCAGCAACAGCAGCTGCGGGTACATCCTGTACGGCCACCCTAAATACACGCCGGAAACGCTGCGGATCGTTGCCGACCTGGCAGAGGATGACAGCGTGATCATGACAAGAATGCCAAAAGCGGATCTGCCGCTGGCAGACCAATGCCCCAATGAAGAATATGCCGCCCCGCTGGACACCTGCATTGTAGCCGCAGGCGCTGTATGGCAACCGCTGATTGTAGGTGCGGGCATGACATTCATCAACAAAAGAGCGTTGCAACCTATCGAAAAGGAAGAAGAGGGGTACGATCTGTACCGGCGCGGGGACCTGGTGGTCGTTAAATCCGGCCTGATCGTGCAGGGCGTGATCAGAACAATGGATCTGTCAAAAGCAGAAGCTGTATGCAGGGATCTGATCAACCTGGGCACCGTGGCCGGTATGGCCTTTGAGGAGCGCAATAATGAAGATTGAAAGGAAAAAAACAATGTGCACAGGTGTGGGCGTTGCTTCCGTCAAGACCGCTTTGGACTTCGACAGCGAGATATCCAGCGTTAAGGTGATCGCCGGTGCGACCGATGACGAATTTGAGAAGCTGTACAAGCAAGCCATCCAACTGGGTGCCGAAACGGTGCTCTCCGCTTCCGAGGCCGCTGCTGATATGGCGAGCTTTGCAAGGGCAGGATATAACGCCAAGGAGATCATGGCAGGTATTCCCTGCGATATTTGCTCGTGCGAGAGTTTTTTGCAATATCAAATACAAAGGCACCTGCACGATTTGGCAAACTTAAAATCTGCGCTAATTGATGTTCAGGAGGTGGAAAAATGACAAATTTTGAGCGAATAAAAAATATGAGTGTTGAGGAACTTGCAATATTTATTAACGATATAGCTGTATGTTGCTTCAAAGACGCAGAGTGCGAAAATTGCCCGATTAACTGCAGAAGAACGGCGGCTTATTGCAACACTTTAACTATAAACGAATGGCTTAAAAGCGAGGCGAGAGAATGAACATTCAACTTGACAAGCAGACGAAGATCAAGGAGGTAACGATGAAATGACCGAGAAAATCCAAAAAGCCATTGATAAGATCGACCAGGAGGCGGAGAAGATGGGCAGCGCCACCGTGCGCCTGCTTTGCTCGCACATTATAGACCACTGCCTGGTGAATGACAGCAACGCCGACAAGGTACTGGCTGAGGGCAAGAGCCTGAAAGGCTGCTGGGATCACATCACAAGCAACGCGCGGAAACAAGCAGCGGGCAACTGCGTAGCCGTGCCGGATGACACCGTGTGCGAATGGGCAGCGGGCTATTACGGCTTTACCACCGAAGAGACCAAGGCTGAGATCATCGACCTTTTATGCGAACAAGAAGAGAAAGGAAAGCAGGAAAAAGAGACAGCAGCACCAGCACCGGCAAAGCAGG